ATACGCCGCTAAATACAGGGGGGAGTGGTGGCAATGTCGATTCGATTGATGCTGGAAAAGCGGGGGCTTAGTCCGCTGCAGATTAGTAAAACGCTGGATGAGTCTCGCGTGTGGCAGGGTAAGTTTGTACAAAGAGATGTTGAAGCGGCTCAAGTTGAGGATCGCTCCATCGATGGCGAGATGGTTGAAACAGAATCTACCGATGAACTTATCTTGTACGGGTATAGTGCGGTGTTTGATTCTGATAGCGAAGTTTTATACGGGATGTTTCGAGAGCAGATTAAACGTGGCGCGTTTAAGAATGTACTTAAAAACAATCCTGACGTTCGGTTACTTGAAAACCATGAGGGTCGGCCTCACGCTCGAACGATAAATGGAACGCTTGAACTGAAAGAAACGCCACGGGGCTTGTATCGCAAAGCTGTATTGAATAGTGAGCGGCAAGACAGCAAAGATTTATATGAAGCGGTTAAGCGTGGTGATTATTCTCAATCAAGTTTCGCTTTCAAGGTAGCGCGTGACGAGTGGCGCATGTGCAATTGCGCAGAGGAACAAGGCGAAGATTACTGCGGTTGTAGTTGTATCTGGGAGCGTGACATTCTTGAAGTTAGCGAACTGTTAGATGATAGCGTCGTTACGTACCCTGCGTACCCTGAATCTACTGCGGTAGTTACGAATAGTGAGGAGCCTGTCGATAGTGTTGCTTCGATGGGCGAAGCATCAGGGGATCGATCTGCGGCGGCCGACGACGAGGAGCGACGCGAAGAACCGGCCCTTGATGACACGTCGGTCAATAGTCCCAAAGAGAGCAGCGACGAAAGTCTAGCCATCCGGCTATGGCTTGAAGCTCACTCACTATAAGGGGACACAATGTCTAAAATGATGATTGCCGAGCTACGCGCTGAGGCAAAGAAAGACATGCTTGAACTTGCAGATATTGCAGGCGAGCGGTCTTTAACCGATGAAGAAAAAACACAGCTTGAAGGACTTCGATCAAAAGTCAAAGATCTGGAAGAGCGTGAACAAATCCAAAAAGAAGCTGAAGAACTTCGCGGAATCGTAGAAGATTCACCGCTTAAGAATGTGGCAGGTTCACAATCTCGAAGCGTTGAAGTTGAAGCACGATCACCATATGCTGCGGATGCAGGCGTATCATACATTGCCGACCTTGCAATGGTACAAGCGCGGGATGCTCGAACGCCTGAGGGTGAACGACGAGCAGCAGAGGAACGCTTGAATCAGTATGCGTCTACTCGGGAAGCTCGGGCATATTCAGCCGGTACAACAACTGAGGGCGGTTATCTTGTTCCACCTAAATGGATGCAAGATATGTATGCGGAGCGTCTAGCTCAAGGCCGTGTTACTAGCCGATTGATGAAGAACCTACCACTGCCTGTTGACGGTGCTGCGTTCTACATTCCTAAAGCGAATGGTGCGACAGCGGTTGCTGCTCATACTGAGAACGCTGCGGTTACTGAAACTACTGCAACTTATGCGCAGATTCAGCTAAACGTGACACCTCAAGCCGGTCTTGCTACGCTTCCTGACTTCTTGCTTCGACGCTCGAATCCAGCAGCTGACCAACTCGTACTTGATGATCTGGCGATGTCTTACAACTCGACGCTTAACGCTGCGGTTGTAAACAGTGCAACAGCTAGTTATCTTGGTGTGTTGCAGGAATCTGGTCTTGGTGCGGTTACAGCAACAGCGGGAACGGCAGTATACGCGGATTACAATAACGCGCTTCTTAAAGCGTGGAAAGCAGTACGTGACGGTAAGGTCGGTAATCCTGATGCTATCGTGATGACTACTCGACGATGGACATTTATTTCGAGCTTGCTTGATTCTACTGGCCGTCCGTTGGTTACTGCAGTTAATCCGTTTAACGCTGCGGCTCAAAGCCTCGGTATCACTACGATTGGTGCGCAGGATGCTGCGGCTCCGACTGGATTCTGGAATAACATTCCGATCTACTTGGACGATGACATCCCTGTCAACCTCGGTGCTGGTACTGACGAGGATCGTATCATCGTTGGTAAATTTAGTGAAGCTCTACTGTTTGAGGGTACGCCATCATTCTCAGTAAGCCGTGAAGCTAAATTCGGTAACGATCAAGTACTGATGAAAGTTGTGGGAGACAATGCGTTTACGTTTGCACGACGTAAACCTGCTTTCGCGATTATCAGCGGTACTGCATTGAACGACGTTCTCTAAGCAAATAATCGAGAGTTAGCTGTCTTGGATTTGGAGGTGCAAGGCAGCTAGCTTGAATATCTATCGAAAGATTGAATCATGGAAAAATGGCAAAAAGATGAACGAGTACAAGCCTTAAAAGTAGAGCTTGCAGGTAGTCGAGCTAAGGCAGATCAGGAATACCGAAATCTTATCGTTGCAGACATTAAGGCTCACGGTGGATCAGTTAATAAGGCTGAGAAAGCTACGAAGCAGTAATGGCTACTGGCGATCTTATTACACTTCAGGAGGCTCGCGACTTTTGCGGGCTTTCTGACGTGGAGCATACCGAGATGAATACGGAACTGGCGGCGTTGATTACGAGTGCTAGTCGTTTGATTAAGGTGTATACTGGGCGTGAGTTTGCGGCGATTGCTGGGAGTGCTACACGGGTTTTCACATTCTACGGCGGCAGTAAACTTTTACTTAATGAGCGGTCTTTACGAACTGTTACATCAGTCGAGATTGACACAGATACTGATACACCGACTACACTGGTAGCGAGCACTGACTACTATCTACTGCCTCGCGGGGGGGATCGTGACGGCGTGTATACCTCGATGCAGCTTGTGAGTTGTGAGCCATCCGCTAAAGAGTGGCGAGAGATTGAAATAACTGGAACTTGGGGTTATTCGTCGGTGCCGGAAGATATTAAAACAGCTTGTAAATTTATAGTGAAGCATATGTACCAAAATATTAGCCCGAACGCTGGCGGGTTTGATGACTCGAGCGATCGGTTTGGTATTAGCGCAATGCCTACCATTTCGCGGCAGCTTCTTGCGCCTTATAAATGGGTTGGATTTGGCGGCAGGTAATGTCTAAGCTACTGATTGACATACAAGGCTTGGAGGCGATGGGGGCGCAGATTAGTCAACTATCTTCGCCGGGTCTTAAGAACGCTATACGTGCTAGTTTACGCGGGGCCGGTGGTGAAGCGTTAGCAACCGAAATGAAACTGCGCGCACCGAAACGAACGGGAAGATTAGCGGCGCAGATCGGCATTAAAGATGGCGTGGGCGGCGAGGTTAGTGTCGGTTATCAAGGCGAAGATAATATCGGCACGTTTGTTGAATCCGGCACAAAACCGCATACCATTAAAGCCCGACAGAATAAAGCTATGTGGTTCGGCGGTCATTGGGTCAAGAGCGTAGAACATCCGGGCTTTCGTGGCAGGTTTGTTGCAAAGAAAAGCTTGAAAGCTGCGGAGTGGGAAGTCTTGGCAGATATTACAGACAAAATTAATGAAATGGTTTAAAGGTAATGATTCCTTACCTTTAGAATATGGCTTGAAAGCGTGAAACATGAGTGTAACAGGTGTCACAAAACATTGTAGAATCTCTTTACAAAAGGCGATTAGTACAAGCAAATTAAAGTGCCGATTGTATGATAGTTGGACTGATAAGATGGGCAGTATCGTAACGCTCGGAATGGCTAGTTATATTGTTAGTGAGTATGAACAGGGTTACGGGTTTTATCATGTCGCGATACCTGTCCGTGTGTATCAATTGATCGGGCATAAGATTGATGCAAGCCTTGAGCATTTGGAAGATAATTTTGAGATTATTGTCAATCGATTAGGCGCGGATCGAACACTCGGTGGTAAGGTGGCGAATAGTGAGGTGTCGGATAATGCTTCACAGTCTACTTGGACGACGGGTAGCGGGCAGATGTTTAGTGTCATTGATTTTGTTGTTACTGTTACGCCTTTCTCTAATACTGGCGAGTAGTTACACGTAAGGCTTATGTATGCGTTATCGTGGACGCGTCTAAAAATAAA